AATCATCCACTTCGTCATATATTTTGATCTGCATAATTCAATATACTTATGTATGCTGTGTTGCATTTATGTGTTGTGACGTTATAATTGTATATATGAAGATTGAAGTTTCACACGAGAGCCCGATAAGCATGCTCGAACATTCACGCACGTACAATGATTATGCATACGCGTTGGTTCATTTGTTTGAAACACACCCACGTTACTACAACTTCTTCAAGGTGACACGCACCTGTTCAGACACACCGGTGCTCTTGGACAACAGCATATTCGAGTTGAAGAAAGCATTTGACCCGGAGAAGTATGTTGGTTGGATTGATAAACTAGAGCCTAACTATTACATTGTGCCAGATGTGCTAGAAGATTGTGAGGGTACATGTGGAGCATGGAATGACTGGATGTCGCGACACACTGATAATAGTCACGCTCTAGGCAATGGAGCTCTCAAGATTGGAGTCGTACAAGGCAAGGATTGGAACGATTTGGTCGAGTGTTACAGGTTCATGGCGGACAATGCAGAGTATGTGGCGATAAGCTTTGACTATTCATATTATCAACACACAGGATATTGTGCAAACACAGCTGATCCACCGAGACTTGCCAAGATGAAGTCTGGCAGAACGCGATTCATTCGACAATTGATTGACGAGGGTATTTGGTGTTGGGACAAGCCACATCATTTGTTAGGGTGCAGCCTGGCCAGTGAATTCAGGTGGTATGTTGATAACAACATTCACAACATCAAGAGTTGTGACACGAGCAATCCGGTGGTCGCAGCAATAAAAGGCGCGAGATACAATGATGACATGGGGTTGAATCACAAGCCCACAACACTGCTGGCTGATCTTATAGATTATGAAATGACAGACGATCAGATTGATGATCTTGAGTATAACACCAAGATGTTCAAGAAAATCATACGCAGATGATCGCCGGGAAGCCATGGTTTGCTTTCTTTAGTCACACCGGGTCTGAAATTGTCGGCATTGTAAGAGACAACAACATCAAACCAGACTGTATCGTGACGAACAAATCACCAGGAGATCCACAGATCAATCCTGATGTCTTGAAGATACAAACACAATTCAAATACACCGGCAAACACCCGAGTGTGTCTGATTATGACACGTTGTTGAGTGAGTGTGATTTAGATTGCTTTTGCACGTTACATGGGTGGATGAAGATCATACCGGAAGAAATTTGTAATGATTATGAGATTTACAACCTGCATCCAGGTTTGATCACCCGGTATCCGGAATTAAAAGGTAAAGATCCACAAGCCCGGGCACATGATAGTGACAAGTATAGTGACGTGGGTGTGGTGATACACCAGGTTATACCAGCAGTTGATGAAGGTGACATTTTGATCGAGTTGAACGAGCCACACCCGGGTGGTGATCCAACATGTTGTCTAAAAGACCTTGCCCGGTTGGCCTGGAATCAATTCTTTCAACAGAGAATAACCAGGGAACAACCATGAGTCCGTGGGCCAATTTAAACACTCGCGGCAAATTACTAGCGGTTTGCTGTATTGTTAATGTTGTATGTGCCATAATGCTGGCTAAAATGGGTTCATACACCAGTGTCATGTCCGTGACGGTCGCGGCTTTTTGTGGTTTATCAACATATCGAAAGAGAAACCAACATCAAGACGCGCAAGACATCAACCACGGGCGAGAGAAGAATTGATTATGAGTGAACAACACAACAGAAAATTCACAACCGGCGCACAACGAGACACTGGTGATGGCAAACTCCGCATGAGTCTAGTACCGCAGCAGGAATTGAAACGAGTGATGGAGAGATTTCTATCTGGTGCCGAAAAATATGGTGAGAACAACTGGATGAATGGCATGCCGTTGAGTGTTTATTATGATTGTGCACACAGACACATGGCCGCATGGTGGGCGGGTGATCAAGACGAGGATCATGCAGCTGCTGTGGTGTGGAACATGCTGTGCGCCATGTGGACAGAGACCAAGATTGCAAATTGCACTCCAAACACACCAGATCATGAGAAATATGATGAGCTGTACGACAAACATATATACCCGAACGAATAATATATTTTTATAAATAATCATGTTTGAGTAACATGAGTGGATACAGAGTAAATATAAATGGTGTAATGACAGATATAACTCAACTGTTTCACCCTCTTGAAAGTGAAACACCAGCGTTGAAAACGAATTATACAATAAACATCAATGGTTCGCTTGTTGATTTGAATCAAATGTTTGAACCTATTGAGAATGGAGAAGCTATCGAGGTGAATACAAATTTTAAGGTCGCTGGTAGAGATTTACGAGAAGTGTTTGCTGGTAAAGACACAGTCAGTAATGTTTTACCAGATGTGCCTTTAGAAAATGAATTCAAATTTGAGGCAGATTGGTTGCTAGTTACTTACACATTTACAGATGGTCGAGACTTAGACACAAACACCAGTTTCATACAACCCATAAGATCTCGCGGGATGGGGTGGTGTAGAGACTCCAGAGTTTCCAATTTCGCGCAATGGGGTGGAGATAACACTGGTACTGGGAGAGAAGCTGTGTTGATTAATATCGGTATTTTGAGACAAAGTTATCAATCAAACCCGCTCTTAGGTTTAGAATTGCGCGCTTGGTGGTATAGAAGTAGAGGTACAAAACCGGTTTATTGTAGTTGTGAATTCTGGAAAGGTGGAACACCGCGTAAATCCGGTTACACATGGGTAAATAACACTGCTAGTGATCGACTGACAGCACAATCGATAAGTGTTACAATTGGAACTCTCGGTTCGCGGTGCTTAACCGGGGAAATTGTTTCATACTTGTATTATGACTTGAATAGTTACAAAGGTGGTTTCTCACTAACACCAGGTTGATATTTCGGTCACATTTTATGAATACAAATATTAAACTAACAAACAATCAACAGTTGATACAAGCGTTAAAAAACGTGTTACAATTGGCTAGCGATTAAGCAGATATGCTGTGCATGCATGGATTCGGGGATGCTGATGATCATATAGCTGCTGAATCTATCCGGATGGTGACTGAACATTGCGAGTTTTTACAAGTTGAAATTGACAACACATAGTATATAATATACGTTATATGTTGATAAGTTTCACCGGTCCTCAAAGCTCTGGAAAGAGCACTCTTTTGCAAAAAATGCGAGTATGTGATCAATACAGAAAATGTTCATTTGTTGAAGAAGTGACAAGAAAAGTCGCTTCCAAAGGAAAGTTAATAAATGAATCTGGAGATGACATAACACAATTGTTCATTTTGAATGAACACTTGCAGAATCACATGATCATTGAAAAATGCACCGTGCTGGATCGATGTATAATTGACGGTTATTTGTATACATGCCATCTAAACAACATCGGCAGAGTGAGTTCATGGGTTGTTGATTATTCACGTAAATTGTTAGGGTTGTTAGGTGCGAAGTTAACCACGGTTTTTTATCCAGATCCAGCGGATGTCAAGTTGGTAGATGATGGTGTGAGAAGCACAGACACACAATTCAGAAATTCCATAATAGAATTGTATAATAAATTTTTATCAGATCATGACTTGTTACGTTCGGTTCTACCGAATGCAGAGATCATCAAATTGACAGGTGATGTAGACACTAGAATGAAACGAATCAATGAATCAATTTACAACAAATGAGCAAATTAGACAACTCGAGAATAAGCAAGCACCTGGGACAAATATCTGAATACAAGGATCAGTATGACCCAAGCTTGCTAGTACGTGAACCAAGAAGCAACAACCGTGAACATCTAGACATACAAGATGACAACCTACCATTTGTAGGATTTGACACTTGGAATGCATATGAGGTTAGCGCTCTAACGAACAATGGATTACCTGTGGCAGGTGTGGCGAAAATTGTGTATCCATGTGACAGTACATACATTGTCGAGAGCAAGTCGATAAAATTGTATTTCAATTCATTTAACATGTACAAATGCGGAGCAACAACAGAAGCAGTTGCTAAATTTATCACTGATCGAGCCAGCAAGGATTTGAGTGCATTACTCGAGACAGATGTACGAGTGCATATAGCATCCGCTGGAGGAACGAACACACCACATGACATTTTTCCGGGTGAGGTTTATGAGACATTAGAACATTCGATTGACCAACAGCAATTGAATGCGCTGCAGCTGAACCAGTATAGTGAATCTCCTGATCTTTTGGATTTCGCTGAAATTGGTGCAGAGTATCAAAATTATGAGCAGCGATTTCATAGTGCATTGCTCAAGAGCAACTGCAGAGTGACCAGCCAGCCAGATTGGGGTGATATATACGTGTATATCAAAGGCTCTCAACCGGTGGATCCAGCTAGCTTGTTGAAATATTTGGTTTCATTTCGTGACGAGTGTCACTTTCATGAAGAGATATGCGAGACAGTGTTCAAACGTCTCAAAGATATATTCATACCAACTGAACTGTGCGTAACATGTCTGTACGCTAGACGTGGGGGCATTGATATAAATCCAGTGAGAGCCTCCTCTAAAGACTTGGTTAGTGACGTGTTGGTAGATCCAACCGCGATACATCGTAAGACACTCAAGCAGTAGACAAAAAAAAGGTCTCCTCGAAAGGAGACCTTTAATTGGGTGATCCGTATGTATCATTTCAACGGATCGAATTGTGCTTAACAGTATTACATGTATACAGAACTCGTACCTGGTGTAAAGGACTCATTGAGGTCTTTAATCAGGATCAAGTGGTAATAAAGATCTGCTCCGAAGATGTTGTCTACAACACCGTAGCGGGTCAATAGACCCACGCGAGGAGCGAAATCATTAGGACCAATCGTGCGTTGTACCATCACAGGGATGTACGGGCAGTAGATAATACCAGTATCGTAGAACTCGGGACCTTTATATCCTAAGAGGACATAATTGAGTTCTGGCGAGTGACCGGAAGCGTATTTACCGCTTTCATTTCCCGTAAACGCAGGATTTTGAGCTTCAGTTCGTGTATCACGATATACATTGAATCGTCCGCCAAGATTTCCGACGCGAGCAATACCAACAGGTTGTGTGTTCACGTTACCTTGTACTTGCATCCACTGAAATTCAGGGAGCATTTCCAAAATAGCGCAAACCTTGGGTGTTGCGATCAAGAAGTTCGCAGCACCACGCCTGTTGCGAACCGCAATGCGGTTTGCTTCGACGATGATCTTAGCATAGAGATCTCTGTTACGTTCGGCGAGCCAACGTCCGTCGGCTGTCTTCGGTGACCAGCTGCTGTAACCTTTTCCAGTTCCAGCGTTAAGTGCGACTTGAACCATTCTCATGATCATTTCACGGTCGATTTCAGCCTGAATTTCATACGACATAGCGTTTGTTAATTCAGTATCGATATCAATACCGTTCATGTTCTTGAGATCTTGTTCGAGTTCTACACTCCAACGGGCAGCGAGTCTACGTGTACCAGCTTCAACAGCGGTCTTCTCAAATGAGATTTCCATCTGTGGAATTTCGCTAGTAAGCTCGTAGTTAGCCAAAGCTTGGGCAACACCTTTGTCAGAATCTAGGAAGTCCCATTCTCCGGATTTTCCGGATAGTTGGGCGGATTCTGTGCCGGTGAAACGCGAATCAAGGAACTGGTAACCAGCTTCCCCGGAAGTAGAACCTCCGTGGTCTTGATCGTGAGAGCCTGCTCCACCAGAAGAGTCACCCTTTGCAGGGCCAGCACCAAGTGCTTCAGATTGATACTTGTAACGCAAAGCGAAAGCAAGTCCAACAGGACCACTCATGGGCTGCACACCAACAATTTCATTGGTGATCAACTCTGGGAACGTACGACGAATCATAGGAATCAAGATCTTTGGTAGACGAGCATCACCAGAAGCATATGCATTGTCACCTAGTGGTGTTAATGCTCCGCCTGTGGCTCCAGCACCAGCTGAAGGACCACCGAAGACTGCT